TGTGCCTCATGGTCTTGATAAATAAATGGCTTAACAGGCTCTCCTCTTAGGATGTTCATGTTTTCACTAACAGGGTCTGTTGGCTTCATGTCATCATCCCTTGGGATAATCTTATCTGCATCACGGATGTTTAAAACCTCAAGCATCTGCCTGTGAAGCAAAGGAAGATCATACATCTCTGGATTTTGTTGAGATAATTGCAATGCCGCCTGATATTGCATTATTCTTTGTGCCATAGTGCCTGAATTAGGGTCACTTACAGCAATAACGTCTACTCTACCGTCAAAATCTTCTCTTACTACAGCGTCTTCTTCGGACGAATATGGGTACTCTGAGGGGCCAAAATCGAACACAATCTTCGATAATAGGCGTAATTCCTTCCTCATAGAGGCATGTAATCGTGCCTGAACTGCACTCATAACCTTCATAGATCGCTCTAAGATGGCAAGTGTAGTCCCTACAGGAGCCTCTGAGTTCATGTCTGCCGCTTTTACGTCTGCGGCTGATGCGAATCTACGGCCTTCCTCTACAATGTCTCCCATAAGCTGATACAGGACGTTGCTTGGCTCTTTATAAGGCAAGAAACTGATATTATCTCGGATTGAACCTCCGGGAACGTCAACATCTCTAAATTCTCCCGGCATTATTGGCGTATCATCACCCTTAATCCGTAATCCTCTAGATTTTAAGCCTCCGGGGAGGTTGCTTAGTGTTCCTGCATCAACTAATTGACGCAAAAGAGAGGTTGCAGACTTAGCAAGCCCACCAATCATGTGAATTAAGCCAAATCCGTAGAATCCAAGTCCGGGCATATACTGGTAATGGACAAAATGCTCGCGCTTCATGCGATTTTCGTCATCTTCGTAGTAGTTTCTGCGTATGGAAAGGATTTTTCGTGAGCTTAGTTCTATGCTGACAACATAAGGAAGCTGTATTCCGCTTTCCTCTCCGTCAATCATGTCTTCAAAGCCAACTAAATCAAGATCAACCTGTACTTCTAGTATCGTATGACGAGAATCGTTGTCATATCCTTGAGAGTTACCTGTTAACTCGTTATATTTATTCTCAATCTCATCTGAGTTGTCGCTAGGGTTGCCTAATTCAACATCTGAGTAGAACCCAGACACCTGTAGCTTCCTAATTTCATTGCTAGTTCGCTTCATGATGTGAGTTGCACGTTCACAAGTCACTAAGTCAGAAGCTCCATAGCTAACAACAAAGTCTTCAGCAGGTACAAACATGCTACAAGGGCGACCCATGTTCGGGTCAAAGTATACTTTCCTAAAGGCAGACCCTGCTAATGGCAAGGAAAACAATAATCTTTCAGTTTCTGCGCGATACTCAGTCATCTTCTCAGTGACTAAGTAGTTTAAATAATCTTGAACTCTGCTTGCTTGCTTCTCTTTCTCTTTATCTATAATGCCCACTATAGCCGTTTTAACTGGGCCACTTGCAGGGAATAGTTCTTGTATAGATTGTGACTGGAATTTTATAACAGCTTCGGTTAGGACTGGGTGGAATACGCCACACGCACCATCCCAAGGAGTTGTTCTGTCTTCATGCTTAAGACCAAGAAGAGATAAACCTTCTATGTAAGTCTTTTCCCAGTCTGATCGACTTTCTTTGTCTGACTTAAACGCACTAACAAGCTCGTTTGCTATTAAAGATAATTCTTTATCCTCAATATACTCTGCAAGATTGTCATCAAAGGGAACATCGCCCATAGGATCACTGCCTGACTCAAAGTCAAACACAATTCCACCGTCAGGTGTTTCAATCCCAACAGAATCAGGATTTACTATTTCAATCTCCAAAGCACCATCTGCTTCTTCGGCAGTTAGTTGATCTGGAGTGACTAGAGGCTTTTCAATTGCCACTTATCCGTTCTTCCCGAACTTCTGAGGTCTTGCCGCACCGCTTCCGCGAGCAACAGTAGTTTTTCCGCCTGCTTTGTAGGCTTTAACTTTGTTAGCCTCATGACCTGTTTCACCACCGCCCATATAGCCTTTTGGTTCTTTCTTCTTCATGCCTTTCATATTAAACTCCTGCTACTTGCCACACGGGTTGAAATACTTTTTCTGCTCCAGTATTTTCCACTGATCTTGACTCCCAAGCTAGTTCGCCTAGCTCTGAGATGTATACACTGTTCATATCGTCCTCAAGTGTAACATACCTAGATGTGGATAACTGAGGGTTCCTTATAAACCCTTTTTTGATAAACGCAGACTCTATTCGATCTTGTTGTTTGTTTTTTGCCATTTAATAATAATCCGCTCTTCTGTGACTATCTAAGGGCTTGTCTTCTTCATCTGACATCAACCTTAAGAATCCACCCTGCCTAAAGCGTAGAAGTGCCTGAGTGGACGAATCCACAAGGTCATCATGCTCTCCGTTAGGAAATGCCGCAAATTCCTCCACTACCTCCTCTGCAAAGCGTCTTTCAGGTCGCCATATAATTCCTGACGCAAACATGTCAGATATAGCGTTAACCCTAGATATCTTATCATTACCTCTAGAGGGGGTGTAATCAGAAACAGGTATTCCCATTGCTCTTAATTCAAAGATTAGTGGCGTACCTGCGGCTTTGGCTTCAATGATACAAGCATCAGGTTGCCAGTCAATATAGAACTCTTGTGCTTTCTTCTTAAGATCAGGAAACTCCAGACGCTCTTTAAAAGCATCTAGAAGTATTATATTAGCTACAGTCTGGCCTTCATCATCTGGTGCGTAAAATACGCCCCATGTAGTACACGCTGAGTAGTCAGCCCGTTGTGTCTTAAGGAATGCTGTATCCCAAGACTGTATTATAAAGTCGCAAGGGGGTGGGTTATCTCGCTCCCATATCTTCCACCAGTTGCGTTTAACAAGCGCACCCTCCTCTGAGGTAGGGTTTTGCTGATACTGTGCGTTCCACTTAGATGATGGAAGCTCTTCTCTTAGAGCAACCAATTCTTTCATGGGCCAGAACTCAGGCCATAGTGGTGTTTCTGAAGGCATGATGGCAGGAAATTCAATAACTTCCCAATTATCAGAACCTGTTCTTTGTGTTGAGGCTTTTATGATCTGCCCTGTTAAGTCTCGTTTATGCCATCGAGTCATAACAATAATAATAGCTCCTCCCGGTTGAAGTCGCTGTCGAGGGCCAGATGTGTACCATTCATAGGCTTTGTCAAAAACGGAGGGGTCACCCGATTGACCTTCTTGCTCGGAGTGCGGATCATCAATGATCAGAAGGTCAGCGCCTTTTCCTGTTACAGCACCACCAACACCGATAGCAAAATATTCACCACCTGCATTGGTACTCCATCGCCCTGCGGCTTTAGAGTCAGCCCTCAACCCGACCGAGGGGAAGAGAGATTTATAGTCTTCGCTGTCTACTAGGTTACGAACCTTTCGACCAAAACCTACTGATAATTCAGCAGTGTGAGCTGTTTGAATAACTTTCTTGTTTGGAAAATTACCTAAAAACCATGAAGGTAATAGATAAGATGCAAATTCTGATTTGGTGTGACGAGGCGGCATGTTAATAATTAACCGCTTCAAGTCACCACTGGCAACACGTTCAAACGCATTTGCCATAATCTTATGGTGTCTGCCTTCAATAAAAGCAGGCCAAACCATATTACAGAACCCCATAAAGCCTTTTCTTGCCTTTTCCTTGTTCTCTGCCTTTTCTAGCTCTTCTAATAGAGAAAGAACTTCTTTCTGTTGCTCTAAGGGCAGGTTAGGTATTTGCTTTAGTAGGTCTGGATCAACCTTATCCGTAACGGACATATGTACCCTTAATTATTTTTTCTTCTTTTTGGCAACAGCCTTTTTCTTGGCGGCAGGTTTTTTCTTTGGAACAAATGCTTCGTTAACATCAGGCGTGGAAGGATCATCTGCAACGTAGTGACCAGTGCTATTTCTAGCTCTTTCCATCTCAACAGGTTTAACTTCATCGTCCTTTAGCTCTGAAAGCTTAGAATCAGCCTCATCTTTAGGCATTACAGAGAAATCAACGATATGAATAACACCTTCTTTATCTTCGTAACCTATTTGATAAACATCATCTCCGTTCTCAAACGTGCCGTTCTTGATAACCTTTAGCGTAGTCATACAAGTGTTCCTTATTTTTTTGCAGTTTTAGCCGCCTGCTTAAAGTTCTTTTTAGTGGGAGCGCCCTTAGTACCAACCTTACGCATTTTCTCACCACTACCTGCGGCTATTCTTTTCTTCTTGGCATTTATATTAGCGTACAAACCTTTCTTAGCAGTCATACAGCTCTCCTTACATC